TGCAGTCTTTACGGCCGCCGTACCGAGACCCACGATGGGGGCTGTCACATGAGTAGTCAAGGTCTTGCCCACAGAGGAGATCTTCTCCCCGACCTGCTGGAACTTGCCCCCAACCTCTTCGATCTTGGCAAGAGTCGCGTTGGTGGTAGATGCTTGCGATTCCAGAGAGCGGAGCTGCTGTTCCGTCTCCTGAATCTCACGCTGCAGGGCGTCGTATTGCTCCTGCGTGATCTCACCCTTCTGGAGCTGCTCGTTGGCCTGCGCTGCCGCCGTCTTCAGCGTCTCCAGTTTTTCCTTGGTATCCTTGATGGCCTGGGCGAGAAGCTGCTGCTTCTGCCGGACCAGTTCCGTATTGGAGGGATCGAGCTTCAGCAGTTTTTCTACGTCCTTCAGCTGTGTCTGGGTGCTCTTGATATCCTTGTTAACACCCTGTAGTGCCTTGGACAGTTTTGTGGTATCGCCGCCAATCTCGACAGTGATGCCCTGGATTCTGCCAGCCATGATTCATCCCTCCTTCCTGCCCGATATGGGCGATTTATTTCTCGTCCTCACGATCTATCGCTTTAATGATGTCAGGATGAGCCTCAAGAAAAAGAGCCAATGGATGCTGTTCCATCAGCTCTCTACATCTCTTCAGATTTTCCTGTTTCAGTGCCTCCGTCTCCCTGAGAAACTGCTCAGAAACAGGACTGATGCGGATATGGTTCCGCCTATGCTGGTATTCCGTAATGTCAACTCTCAGCCTTTTATCCGTCACAGCAATCGGAAATGTCGCTTTGCATGCCGGACAGCGAAAGAATGTGTACTCAAACTCGCCGTCTGCAGCCTCTTTGGGCTCGATGGTTTCAGCCACCGCTCCGCAGTGATCACATTTGATATTCATTTTCTCCTCCTGTTCACAAAGAATTTTCAATTGCGTGCTCAATATCCGTTGACAATTTGGACACGATCATGTACCATATAGTCAGGAGGTGAGCATATGAACTTTTACTCTGTTCGCGATTTACGCACCGATTCCAAGAGCATGTGGGCGGATCTCAACAGTGGTGACGAAGTTGTTCTTACGAACAACGGAAAGCCTTCTGCATTGATCATTGATATACCAGAAGGTAGCTTTGATGAAATCGTCCAGGCTGTTCGTCAAGCAAAAGCCATGATCGCACTCAATAGCATGAGGAGAAAGGCTGCCCGCGAAGGCTTCATGACAGATGACGATATAGAATCCATCATTGCGGAAGCCAGAAACGGAGGCTGACATGAATATCGTCCTGGATACGAACATCCTCGTTTCAGCCGCATGGTCACCTGGGCGAAATGCAAGCGACATCCTTCATGCGGCTTTCTCTCGGAAATTCACCGTCTGCTATGACTACCGGATTCTTGAAGAATACGACCGGGTGCTTCATTACCCCAAGCTGAAGTTCAGCGATTGGGAGATCAATTCCATTCTTGATCCACTCATTAAAAACGGAATCTCTGTCGTAGCCGATCCCATTCCGGATGTACCCTTCGAACGGGACGAGACGGACCGTAAATTTTACGAAGTGGCAAAGTACTGTCACGCCATCCTGATTTCCGGGAATCTAGCCCATTATCCGTCCGAGCCAGACATCATGTCCCCGGCTGACTTTTGCCGGAAGTATCTCTGATTCCGACCCCACTCAGTTGCAATGGCTGAGTGGGGTTTTCTTTACTCAAAACTTGTTCATGTCCGCCTGGGACGCTTCCTCGCGCCATTCCATGGAGTCACGGCTCTTCTCGTTGAACATGTCGTTCACGGAGCCTATCGTCAGGAGATCCAGGTCAGCAATATTCAGCCCCAGCTCCACACACCGGAGCATAAACAGAGCGGTTGTCATCGGCCGCTCTGTCTTCCTCAGTTTTTTCTTGCGGGTACCGTGGTCTTGATGTTCATGCCCCACAGGTCGATCAGTTCCGGAAGGATCTGATAAATGCTGAAGGTATTGAATTGGTCAAGCCATTCATCCGGGGTGCCGTACTTCTCCTCCGGATGCGCCGCCGACCACATTACAAACGCCAGATCTTCGAACATCTCCAAAGAGAAGCCGTCCAGCGTGGATGCGTCCTCATCCTGGTCCTTGATAGCGTCGTTCAGAACCATCAGGTCTTTATAGACGTCGCGGCCGAACTTATTTCTGTAGATACGGGGAATCGCTGCGGAAGCCTTGAACTCCACAGGATTGCCGTCAATCTCGATTTTCTTTGTGACTGCCATGGTCGTAATCTCCTCTCAAAAATCATGTAGATAAGGCAGGGAGTATTTCATCCCTGCCGCAGTAGTCATCAGCCGCCAGCGTTCTCGTCGTCGGTTCCACTCTCGTTTCCGGAGTCGCCGCCTTCAGTATTGTCGTTACCGCTGTCTTCCTGTGCAGCGGTCGGCATATACACCTCGTTGTACCAGTTGTTGTAAATGGCATCGGAGGTATTGACGCTGGTCTTGGCCTTCACATAGCCATTCGCCAGAGCGGAAGCGATAATGGCCAGCTCCTCGGTCTGGACTTCCTTCTCGTCTTCCTTGGTCTCACCTTCCATGGAAGGACGGGAGGCGCTGCAGCAATACAGCACATGGCGGATGGCGTTCTTGTCACCCGTAAACTCAAACAGCAGCGCGAAACGCTCAAACTCACTGTTCGCGTTCTCCGCCAGTACCCCATTGGCATCCTCTTCCTCGTGCAGGATATCCTTCAGGAATTCCTCGGGGATCAGGGCCAGTTCCAGGTCACCCTCATATCCGGCATTGTTGTTCAGGACGTAATAGACGATATCGTCGGCGTAGAAGTTTTCATTCTCGCCTTCCGGGTCCAGGGACAGGGAAACCGCACCGGGCAGTCGTACCGGCGTTGCATAGGTTACGTTGCCGTCCTCATCGAAGGTCGCCTTGGCATAGTGGCAGTTCTTAAGGCCGAAACGCACCTTGTTTTTCTTCTTGCTCATGGATTCTCCTCACTTTCCGGCTCCTCGGAGCCAATCTCATCCTCCGCGTCCGCCTCTTCTTCATACTGAAGATCGATCACGACTTCATAGAGGACTTCATACATCTTCTCTTCCTCGATCCAGACTTCGGATTTATGGAAGAACATCTCGTGCTCCGTCAGGAGCTTCTCCACCCGCTGTTCCAACACAGGATCTTTGGCATCGGTGTACAGCTCGATATCCAGCTCATGCAGCTGGTAGTACACCGTGTTGTCTGCGCCTGTGGGATGGTTTCTCGGATAGAGGAAACATAAAAAAGGCGGGTCCGGAGACTCACCTTCCGCAAAATGGTCATAGGCGATGGGAAGCGAAAGCTCCTCCAACACCTCAAATACTTCATTGTGGGTCATGGTTGCCTCCTTACCCCTTCAGTTCCTTTTCAATCAGGCCTTCCAGCATCTCGATGCCCATCTCCTCCGCAGGCGCGATGTGCGGAATGGCGCGTACTCTGCCGCCGCCCCGCTTGGCGTGCCCTTTTTCCAGAAGGTGCGAGAGCATATATCGGGAAGGACTGTAGACTGTCTGCTCCAGGCTCTGACTGCTTTCCGCCGTGGTCTTTACGGCCCAGCTCTTTGCATAGCGTCCGGTACGGACCGGCGCGGAGCTGTTGATCTGATCCTTCACCGCCTTCGCGGATTTCCTGACAGCAGATTTCACGCCCTGGGCGCTGAGGTCGGCGTATTCCTCCAGACCTTCGATGATGGCCGACGCCATCTCGTCAATGCTTACAGACCGGCTCATCCCGCGCCTCCCCTCTTCGCCAGCTTGCAGATGATGCGGATGGTCTTCCTCTGGTAGTTCATCATGTCCACAGACTGGATATCGTAGGAATCGCCATGGAAGGCGACCCGGTAGTGTGTGCTGTCGAGTCCTGCCAGCTCCGAACAGTACCGGACTTCAAAGTAGATGGTCTGCTCCTCTGTTGTGGTTGCAGCCTCATTCTCCCCGTCGTACTGATAAGTGCTGGCGTAGGTGAAACAGGTGAAATAGTCAGTCCAGGTGTTCTTGTGATTGCCGTACTTGTCGACCACCACCTCATTCTTCTGGACAGTCAGGCGTTCATTGAATCTGGCGATTGCTCTTTCCATCTCAGAACACCCCTTCCCGCACAGAAGACAGCAGGTTCCTGAGCGTTATGACCAGCGCATGGTGGTCCGCTTCCTCTCTGTGCTCATAGAGGTAGCCCAGAGTAAAAAGCATGGCGGTATGGAGTAGGGATCGGAGCTGGACAAGCGAGGCAGAGGTGATCTCTTCGCCCCGGATAGTCATGGTTTCTGTCTCATCGTTCCAGAGTGTGTCCCACTCTTCTGCTGTGATTCTGCTCACATCCGCTGTCAGTTTCTCCGCGCTTTGGAGGAGACTTTCGATCAGGCTATCCTCCATGGAGCTGTCCACACGCAGGTAGGTTTTTGCTTCCTCAAGTGTTATCATCCTGTCAGCCTCCTCTCAAAGGTTAAGGAGCAGAGGAACTTCCCCTGCTCCCGTTTTCGTCATCAGCCGCCGGGATTCTCGTCCGGATCGGTCGTAGGTGTAGTCGTTACCTTGGTACCGGCCATCTTCAGCACCTTCACGGACTCCGGCAGGATCAGGCGTCCGTCCACACGCTGAGTGGTCAGGAAGCCGACCTGATCGGTACGGGCGTAAAGCTCGTTCAGGCGACGGAAGGTACGGTTCTGGCGGTCAGCGACCCAGTAGTTCTTGAGATCGCCGAACAGCAGGACCTTCTCACCGGCAGCAATACCAGGCATGAAGGAGCTGGTGCGGATCGGACGGCCCAGGATGGTATCAGGCTTGGCCACATCCAGAGAGGGCTTCCAGATATAGTTGTCGTTCTTGTCCTTCAGCTTCATCAGCTGCAGGAGCAGGGTCTCGTTGCAGACGAACTGCGCCTGCCGACGATACGGGGACTTCAGGCTGTAATAGAGGTCGAAGATCTCATCAAAGGTGACCAGGTCTTCAGCCGTCGCCGTCACACCTAGTTCCGCGCCGCCAACATCGGCAAGGATACCGAGAGGCTTCTTATCGCCATCCCCGGTGAAGAAGGCACGCTCCTCAGCATTGCCCATGCAAACACCAAAGCGGGCTGCGATATAGGAAGCCAGGTCAAACGCGGAATCATGAAGCAGCTCGTTGCTGATCTTGATCATTGTGCCCAGCTTGT